ACAGTGGATGTCAGACTTTACTATCTGTAACAATGGTACATTAAAAGATCTTGAGTTTAATGTACATGCTCTTATCTCACATATTGATCCTTACAGTACAAGTTAACTACGTAGTTAACCTTCTAATCACCCCTGATATATAGTCGTTCTGGTAAATAGTAATATCAAATACAAACCCAGAGGAGAAATATAATGGCTTTAGTATCACCGGGTGTAGAGATTACAGTAACGGACGAAAGTGCATATGGCGCCCCAGGCGCTGGCACAATTCCACTTATTGTTTTAGCTACTAATCAAAACAAAACCGATCCTACTAATAGTGAAAGTGACGGAATTGCAAAATACACCAAACTAGCGAATGCAGGCGAAGTAGTAAAAGTTACTAGTCAGCGTGAGCTTACACAATATTTTGGTAATCCAACGTTTACACAAAATGGATCAACAATCGTACAAGGTAGTGAAACTAGCGAATACGGTCTTTTAACAGCATATAGCTACTTAGGACAAGGATCAACTGCTAACATAGTACGAGCTAATATCGACTTAGCAGAATTAAAATCAACAACAGTTCAACCAACAAGTACTTACTCAACAGCAAATGCATATTGGTTAGACACAGACGCTAGTAAGTATGGTATCCACGTATGGAATTCAACTACTGAATTATGGGACTATAAAACACCAACAGTAGAAGTAATTAGTACAGCGGCAGGTACAGCACCAGCGGCAACAGTTGTAACTGGCGGATATCATGTCGTAATTTCAACTTTAAGTAACAGTATTGAATATTATAAAGAAAGTGGAGCGGCATGGGTAACAGCAGGCGCAACACTAGCACCACACTATAGCGTACCAGCAGGACCAAGTAATGGCGATGTATGGGTTAAAACAACAAGCCCAGGTAATGGTGTAAGTATTGTTATTAGTAAATTTATTGAAGATGCATTTACTCCACAAACAGTGGTAGGTGTAAGCGATGGTTCAGACAACGCAGATATTACTACATTTGTTCCACAAGATGCTTCAAGCGCAACAGCACTAACATCAAGTGCAACAGCAGGCGGTATACTTTTAGGTGAAGCAGTAGATCAAATTGATATCTTAGTAGTAAGCGGCGCAGGCGCACCAGCGTCAATAACTACTTCAATATTAGCACAAGTTTCAACGCCAACTGCAACAGCAACAACTGGTCAACATTGGTTTGATAATACGATCGATTCATTAGACATTTACGTTAGTGTTGGTTCAGCTTGGACAGCAGCCACTGATGTACAGTATAGTAAAACAGCACCAACAACAGATGGCACAGGTAATGCACTAGCAGACGGTGATGTTTGGGTAGACACAACACTAGCAACAGCAGCAAATGCTCGTGATTATCCAAAGATTTATCAACACAATGGTTCAACTTGGGTTAAACATTCAAATAGTGACCAAACAAGTGCTAACGGCGTATTGTTTGCAGACATTGATGATACAGCAGGCGGTGGCGCAGCTATTGCAGGTGCACCAGCGGCAGTTGTTTATCCAGATGGAATGTTAGTAGTTAACATGGCACAGAGTAAAAATACTGTACGTAGTTGGAATGGCACAGCATGGAGAAATGCTGCATCAAACAATCCAGATGGCAGTGGCGCATTTGGTAGATATGCACAGCGTAAAGTTATAACAGCTAGTATGCAATTGGCTATAGCTGGAACAGACCTTCGTGACGAGCAACATCGCTTTAGTTTAATTGCGGCACCAGGCTATCCGGAATTGGCAGCTGAAATGGTACAGCTAAACAGTGATAGAGGCGAAACAGCCTTTGTATTAATTGATAGTCCAATGCGTAAAAATCCAACAGATGTAATTAGTTGGGTAACTAATAGCGCCGTTACAACTGAAGATGGAGAAGATGGACTAGTAACTAACAATACATACAGTGCAGTTTATTATCCATCTGGTAATGCTACAGATCCAACAACAGGTAAATCAGTAGTTGTTCCGTCAACTCATATGGCATTGTATACATATGCATATAGTGATAATATTAGTTTCCAATGGTTTGCTCCAGCAGGATTGACACGTGGTGTTGTACAAAATGCAAGTGCAGTCGGATATCTTACTTCTGAGAACGAATTTAAATCTGTAAGCCTTACACAAGGACAGCGTGATACTATGTATAACGTTAAATTGAATCCAATTACAACATTTATTGGCCAAGGAACAGTATTGTTTGGACAGAAAACACTACACAATCAATCAACTGCACTAGACCGTGTTAATGTAGCACGTTTAGTAGCATACTTAAAAGAGAGATTTGATGAAGTAGCTCGTCCATTCTTATTTGAAATTAACGATGCTCAAACTCGTGCAAGAGCAAAACTTGCGTTTGAAAGATTCTTAGCAGACATTTTAAGCCGCAGAGGACTAAACGACTTTGCAGTAGTTTGTGATGAATCAAATAATACAGCAGCACGTATTGACCGTAATGAACTATATATAGACGTTGCAATTGAACCTTCAAAAGCAGCAGAATTTATTTACATTCCGATTAGAATCGTAAACACAGGTACTTTAAGTACAACAATATAATAATAAATTAACTACAAACTTAATAGGCGTCCACAAGGCGCCTATTTTTTTGACTGTATTCTTATAAATACGTATAGAGCCAGTATTAAGGAGATCCAAATGGCAGTTATAACAACACTAGGTGTTCCAGACAGTGCAAACAACACCACCACAATTATGCCGAAACTAGCATATCGTTTCCGTGTAAATTTCATCGGCGACGGATTTAGTCCAGCGCCTACAAGAAGTGTAATTAGTACTTCACGTCCATCGTTAACACATGACGAAGTTCCAATCGAGGCTTACAACAGTAGAATTTATCTAGCTGGTAAGCATACATGGGAACCTATTAGTATTGTGTTGCGTGATGATGTAGATAGTACAGTATTAAGAGAATTAAATCAGCAACTTAATAGACAAGTTGATCATGCCCAGCAAAGTAGTCCACGAGCAGGTGCAGGATATAAATTTCAAACAGTAGTCGAAACACTAGACGGCGGCAATCCAGAGCCAGGTGTACTTGATAAGTTTGAATTAGCAGGATGTTATATTAGTAATATTCAGTATGGTGACATGAACTATGCAGATAGTAACCAAGTACAAGTTACTGTACAAATTCGTTATGATAACTGTGAGATTTATGATGCAGCAGGTAATGCAACACTAACTGGCGCAGGACAAGATCAAACATTAAGTAACGCTAGTGGAGCGGGTACTCAAGGGTAATAATTTATGGGATTGACTTCAAATACTGGCCCATTTAATGCTGCCGCAAATGCATTCGGTGTCGACGACACAGTAATGACAAAAATACCACGCAGTAAATATCAGTTCTCTGTTGAACTGACATTAAATAATTCGATCCCATTAATAGACGAAAGTTACGGCAGACAGTTTGTATTTGATAGAGTACAATCTGTCGGCTTACCAGATTATCAACATAATTTAGTAAGAACAAATCAGTACAACAGAGTACGATATGTTCCTACTAGATTAGAACCTACAACTGCTAGTATTATATTTTATGATACAAAAGATAGTCAGTTTCAATATTTACTACAAGCATATGCTAGACATTATTTTCATGGACATAACATAGATGAACGTACAATAGGCAGTTATGATACTATTACTCCTGTATTTGACGGAACATTTGGTGTAAAAGCTGTTCCTACAGCACAAAGATTTTTCTTCGAAAAAATAAGAATTATATCAACTGATACTGATACTAGTGGTCGTATTATTTCTATGTACAATTGTATGATTTCAACAGTTAACAGTGATACACTAAGTTATTCGGATAGCAGTCCTGTTGTTTGGAATGTACAGTTTCAACCAGAACATGTAAACATCGAATCAGTTGGATCTGCACCGCAACAATCATCATTGCCAGATAACAATCAAAATATATTATATGATGTTGCAAGAAGCGCACTAACTACTGCGGCGATCGGAACCGCAGTTAATAACTTTGCTGTTACTACAAACTCTAGTCAAAACAATATTGAGTTTGTAGTTGATAGTAATGGAAACTCCATATTAGATGCAAATGGAAATCCTATAACAAGAAGCAATAATATTAATACACCTTCTGTAGTACAATCTGTAACTACACCGATAGTGAACACTACAGTAAACGCTTTCGCTGGACCTTTTGTAAGCGGTGTTAAAAAAATACTCAGTGATATTTTTTAATAAATACATATATAATGGCAACAAAGTTTCAGCAAGGTACATACAAACCTACTAATTCTAATAGATACATTGGTAAACACTTACCAAAGTATAGAAGTGGATGGGAATTAAAGTTTATGCGTTTTTGTGACTCACATCCTAGCGTAGTTGCATGGGCTAGTGAAAGTCATCGCATACCATATTTTAATCCTATAAAGAATAAACAAACAATGTATGTGCCAGACTTCTTTATAATTTATGAAGATAAAAATAAACAACGACATGCAGAGTTTATTGAAATTAAACCAGCTGGACAAATACTTGGCAATGCTAGGAGTGCTGGACAAAAAGCACAAGCAGTTGTCAATGAAGCAAAATGGCAAGCGGCCAAAGCATTTTGCGACAGACAGGGAGTTGGATTTCGTGTACTAACAGAACATGAACTTTTTAATAATCCTAAGAAAACAAAGAAGAGAAAAAGATGAGTAAAAAAATTGAAGAAGTTTTTAATATGTCAAGTCAAGATACTTCTGTAAACCAGCCTATACAAGAAGAAGAAACTGGGTTTGATTTAGAATCAATGCAACAAGCATTAGACACTGCTGATAAAATTGACCAAGCACTACCAGCAGTGCGTGATTTAGAGTCACTTGATAAAGACATGGATGAGTATGCTCAACAGGCAATGGATGCGTTTAAAGACCTTATGGATCTTGGACAAAACGTAGAAGACAGACATGCTGCTCCAGTGTTTGATAGCGCAAGTAAAATGATGACAAATGCCATTACAGCTAAAACAGCAAAGATGGACAAAAAATTAAAGATGATTGAGATGCAAATGCGCAAACGTAAACTTGATTTAGAAGAAAAGAAAGTTGAAATGCAAATTGCTAAAATGGATGGAGCTACAGATAATAGTAATGATGCTTTGTCCGGCGAAGCACAAGAATTTGATAGATCTGACTTAATTAACGACATCATGAGCCGTATGAAAAACCCTAGCTCATGATAAATAACTGTATAAGGAAAAAGCGATGAAAAGTTTAGCACAATATTTGGCAGAATCTGAGAAAACATACAACTTCAGACTACGTACTGTAGCTGCATTAACAGATGAGCAATTAGACAAGATGGAACAACATCTTGCAAGATATAATGTTGAGAGTGTCGGAACTCCAAAAACTAGTATCATTCAAAGAAGTCCTGCAGGCTTTGGCGACATTGGGCCAAGTGCAGTAACTACTATTGATATTTCAACACGTTTACCTTCAACTCCGAATGTAATGCAAGAAGAAATTTCTGCGGCTACAGGCGTGCACCTTGGTGCTATTAGAGTTTATAATGAAGGCGAATTTGTAGAAGAAGCAGAAGAAATTGAAGAAGAGAAAACTGAGGAACGTGAGAGTGTACTTGCAGATGCAGATTATAGCGAAGCTGAAAAAGTAAAACACGACGAAAATTATGGCAATGAGTTTGTGTCAAAGTTTGTTAAGAACTTACCTAAATCAGAACTACACAAAGAATATAAGGTATAAAAAAATGGATTTAAGAGACTTAGTAAAATTAGCAGGAATTGTAAACCCAGAACTTCTTAACAAAATTGAAACAACAGCAGAAGTTGAAGAAGCAGAGGGCGCAGGATTCGAACAAGCAACAACAAGACCAGAAGAAGAAGTAATGGACGATCCAATGCAAGCAATGGGCAGTTCAGCTGACACAAGTTTACGCCGTTATTTAAAAGCAAAAGGCGATCACGTTACTGTAGACGAAGATGTATATCCAGATCATACAGTAGAAAGTGTAAGCGAAGCGTATGCGGCATACAAAGCAGATCCTGTAGCTGAAGCTACTAAAGGTTGTGCTGACTGTGAATGGATAAAAGACGAAACAGACGGCGACATTGATACATGTGATGAGTGTGCGGCAGAAAAGCGTCAAACCAATGAATCAGAAAAGCGTTGGAAACAAACTAGTATGTCTCCACAAGAAGCAATTGAAAAATACGGCAAAGAAAACGTAAAAGTTAAAAAAGGTGCATTGCGTAATGGCGATGACATGGTAGAAGTATTTGTTGAATCAATGAACGAAGGCGGAACAAAATCTGTTATCGATATGATTGCTAATGCAGACAATCCATCTGAAATGGTAATGGACTTAATTGATAGAGATGAATCCATTGGTAAATTTCTATACAGTGAGCTAGAACAACTAGCAACCGAAGCAGGCACAACATTTAACAATGCTGAATCAACGCCTGAAGATTTTGTAGATGAATTACTAGCTAATATGGGCATTGAAGAATCAGTTATTGACGAAGCAGATGTTGAAGAAAATGCATTTAATCAAGCGGCAGCGGCAGCGGCAAGAGCTAACAAGTCAGAGTTTGAGTTTGGTGGTAAGACACATAAAACTACAATGAAAAAAGATACAGCACACAAGTTAGATGATGATATTAATATTTTAACAAAATTAGCAGGTATATCTGAGTTTGGACAAGTAAGACTTCCTAAACCAGAACCAAAAACTTTACCTGGAATTTGTCCTCCTGGAGACGAAGCTTGTGCCGTTGGTCCGAGGCCAAATCCTGACCACCCCGATTATGTTGCGCCAGATAGGCCACCAGTGCAACCTAAACGACCAACTGATATGCCTATTGGCGGCGGAATATCGTCACTGAAAAAATTGGCAGGATTATCATAATGGCACATTCAAAAGTAGATAACACATTTAACGGAGCAATGGACAAGTTACTAGAACTTAAAAGTGTATTCCGTGAAGGCGGAAGACTAGAAGCCGCATGTAGTGAAGATTGTGACTTAGATGGTGTTAGAGTTGCTTTTGAAAAACTAATGGGCGAAATGCGTGAAGCACATACTGAAGCTACTATGGAAGAATCAATAACTCAAGAAGCAGGCGCACCAGACTACAACCCATCACGTGGCGAGTATGCTAGTGAACGTGATTATGGTATGTTTACTGATGAAGGCAATGCAGAAGTTGCTGAAGTTGTAGACGATATTGTTGCAAGACATGAGCGTGGTGAATTTGATAGTCCAGAACGTGCTATTGATGCCGCTATGTCAGACTTAATGAACTTAGCAGATGATAACGATAATTTTGCTGAAGCAAGTGATACAGATGTTAGAGATCAAGTAGCACGTGACTTAGATAGCCGCATTGGTCGTGATAGTGGCTTTGGCGAAACTATGGAATCAAAGATGCCAGATCATCCAGATGTTGACGGCGATGGTGATACAGAAGAAGATATTACTAAAGCTGAAAAAGACAAAAAAGAAAAAACAAATGAATCAGTAGTACGTATGAAACACTTAGCAGGATTAAACCAATGAAAATGAAAAATTTTAAAGATTACCTTGTCGAAAATGAGGAAGTTACAGAATATAGTGACAGAGATGCATACGATGCTTCACAACAAGGTAGTAGTAAAATTACATTACCTAAAGCACCTTGGGATAAAGATTGTGATTGTGAATCAGACGATTGCGATTGTGACGAAGTTAAAGAAGCAGGTGGATATTATACACAACCAGTATACGACATGATTGAAAAGCATGGTTATGAAAAAGTAATGTCTGAATTACTATCAAAATTAGATGCTGATGTAATTCAGGACTTTTTAAACCGTGCAGATTTAGATGAAGCAACAGAAACATGTGAAGATTGTGGATGTACAATTGGCCAGCCAGAAACAGGATGTGAATGCAGTAATCATGATCACGCAAATGAAGATACTGATTTACTAGGAATTAACTTGCTAAAGCGTTTAGCAGGAATATAAGAACGAAACAACACCTTAATTACAGGCTTTTAAGGTTTGCATTGAGGGACTACATTCTAAAAAAATGCAGTCCCTCTTTTTAACATAAGTATTAGTATGTCAGTAGATACAAAACTAACTAAAACCCCATATCAAAGAGAATCATATACAAACGAGCAATTACAAGAGCTTGCTAAGTGTACGATGGATCCTCAGTATTTTATTACAGAATACTGTTGGATTCAGCATCCTACCAAAGGACGTATGAAGTTTGATCTCTTTGATTTTCAGTGTGGTCTATTAGATGCTTATCATAATCACAAATATAGTATAGCACTCATTAGTAGACAGATGGGCAAGTCAACAGCGGCGGCTGCATACCTATTATGGTACGCTATGTTTATGCCAGATCAAACAATCCTTATTGCGGCACACAAATACAGTGGCGCACAAGAGATTATGCAACGTATACGATTTGCTTACGAATTGCTACCAAACTTTATAAGAGCTGGCGTTACAGCATATAACAAAGGCAGTTTAGAATTTGACAATGGTAGCCGTATCATTGCACAAGCAACAACAGAAAATACAGGACGTGGTTTAAGTATTTCGATGGCATACTTAGACGAGTTTGCGTTTGTAAGACCTACTATTGCTCGTGAGTTTTGGACAGCACTGAGTCCAACACTTAGTACAGGTGGTAAGTGTATTATTACAAGTACACCAAATCAAGACGATGACCAATTTGCACAAATTTGGAGAGAAGCAAACAAAACCCAAGATGAATTTGGCAATGAAAAAGAAACAGGGAAGAATGGTTTTAAGGCTTATAGTGCAGATTGGACATCGCACCCAGACAGAGATGAAGAATGGGCAAGTGAAGAACAAGGTAAGATCGGCGAAGAGCGTTTCCGTCGTGAACATCTGAATGAATTCATTGCGTTTGACGAAACATTAATCGACAGTATTAAGTTAACATTATTAGAAGCTGTTGATCCTTATAGAAAAACAGGACAAATTCGTTGGTACAGACCTATACAAAAAGGTAAAACTTATATAGCAGGTTTAGATCCTAGTCTAGGTACAGGTGGAGATAATTCAGCAATACAAATTTATGAATTACCTGGTATGAGACAAGTAGCAGAATGGATGCACAATAAAACTCCTGTACAAGAACAAATACGTATACTACGTACAATGCTCAGCGAAATAGAAGATCAAGCTCCAGAAAGTGAAATATATTGGAGTGTGGAAAACAATACACTAGGCGAAGCTGCACTTGTAGTAATTAATGAAATGGGTGAAGAGAATATACCTGGCACATTTATTAGTGAGCCACGTAAAGGTAATAGAGGATACAGAAAAGGTTTTACTACAACAAATAAAAGCAAACTTGCGGCATGTAGTAAGTTTAAAAATTGGGTTGAATCGGATAAAATGGAAATTGCCAGTAAAGCACTATTACGTGAAACTAAAACATTTATTGCTCGAGGTGCCGCTTATTCTGCAAAAGACGGCGAAACAGATGATTTAGTAATGTCAGCATTAC